TTTGTTCTGACCTGCCCAGTACGGTATGCGTCTTGTCGGTCTTTGCCTTCGCCCAGGTTCTTCAGCAGAGTCAGTGATTGAACGTACTGCTTGTCTGCCTCAGCCACAATGTCCTGCTCCTGCTTCATCCACCGAGCAGCTTCAACCATGACCGCGTTAAACAACACGCTGTCAAAATTGTCACCCAGCCATGTGGTCGATGCAGTGACGATGCTTTCCGGGTAGTAGAAATACGCCAACTCCGCGCTCAAAGCAGCGCTGGGCGTGGGGCCAAGCAAGAACGATTGAACCTTTGGCGTACCCGTCTGCGTGCCGTACAGGGCGTAATACTGCGGCGTCCCGGTGACAGCCACACTAGGGAAGGACTCCCGGATGAAATTGACATCCTTGTTCAGCAAGTAACTGAACACACCCGCAACGGTCACCCCAAATGAAAACGAGGACAAAAAGTCTGTTGGGACTACAAGTAGCGGGTTACCGATGGTCAGCGTCAGCGTGGAATTCTTGCGAAGGTTAGGAAGCTGCACCGAGTTGTAGATGCGCTGCTCCGCCAACTTCGTCATCGTGGAGAAGTCATTTGCAGAGAAGCTGTTTTCCACAGCATCCTGCACAGCAGTCTGCAACTCGGAGTAGTTCACGCCATCGGCCCTCTAGCCATCGTGCCCTTGGTGGCAGCGCCTGTGCCACGGATCTTGATCCCGGAGGTCTTGACAGCGGGCGGCTTGCCCATAGCAATGTTCCCCACAACCATGCAGATCTCGTCCTTGAGGGTTTCGATCTCTTGCGGTAGCCCCGACTTAGCAGGGGGCAGCTTCTTGGCTTTCATCATGGTTCACCCCGTCTTCTGGTTCATGGCGCGGGACATATTCTTGCCCAGGCGCATACGGTCCTCAGAGGTGGGACCACCCTTCTTGAAGGCTTTCCCGCCCTTGGCGAGCTTGGTCAGCGGCTGACCAGGGTGCTTCGCACGCTCGTGCTTGTGGACATCTTTCATCTTTCACTCCTTAGGTCGTGCTGACCGTGACTGTACCAACATATCCCTGCCCAACCAAGCTGTTTGGCGTCAGGGGCGCATCAAAACTGCTGGACCCGCCTATCGGAGCCCAGCCCCACTCAATCACCCGGCTACCCCCGCCGAACGAGCCCGTAGCAGTCACACCAGACAAGTACCAAGTGTTCGTGTCAGGACGGGGATCACGGATGGCCTGGGGATCGCTGACTGGGTACATACCCAGTTGTAACTGTGGTTGATCTGGGGTCCAGCACTGAGGGCACGCCTTGATTTGTGTTTGCTTGGTTTTGACTACGAGATTCTTGAGCTTTTTGAGGTCAAAACGAAACCCACAGACATCGCAGAAACCGAATGCCTTTGCGCCGTTTGCAAAGCGGTTGCTCATGTCCGATTTCCTTTCCGTGAGTTTTCTTCCCCACGGAGAAGTTGCAGGTTGTTTGGAACATGCAAACCAGACATGCTTTTACCTTGCAAAGGTAAAACATGATCAACATGCCAAGACTCATTATTTTCCCGCGTCAGCATTGCGGCAATTGAGTAGTAGCACTCTATTTTTAGTTTATCAAAGTCTGACAACCATGCAGGAGTTCGCTGCTTTTTTGCCAACTGCCGCATACGTGTCCAAGCAAGCACTCTACCTTTGTTTTTCTTGCGCCATTCTTTTGACTGCGTATTTTGCTTTTGCCTTTGCTCTTCACTCATTGACTCACGGACGCGTTTTGCTATAGCACGAACCAATTCAGGCTGCTCTTTAGTGCGTTTCTTTGCGTAAAGTCTTTTTTTGGCAAGAAGCTCATCTCGGTTAGAAACGCGGTATGCCTGGAGGTGTATTTTTTGACATTCAACACAACCACGATTAGAAACCAAACGTTCAGCCACATGCCCTTTTTTGCAAGGTTCGCCGGTGCTATACCTTTTTTGCCCAAGTGCTTTGGCATTTGCAGGTGCAGAGTCTTCTTCCTCAGTACGCACTAAGGCACGTGATGTGCGCTGCCATTCATTTTTCCTGGCTCTAACTGCATCACGGTTGTTTGCCACATATGCAGCGTCTAAAACAGCTTTGCAAGCCTTACAACAACGCCCCTTTTTTGGGAACGCCGTAGGCTCTTTTTCAACGCCGCATTTAGAACAAGTAAACATTGAACAAACTACGAGATAAATTGTTGGCGAGGCACAAATCTTACTGCAGCTTTCTCTCTGTCTTCTGTAGAAGCCGCCAGCCAGTCCTCATCATACTGCGCCTTTAGCACCTGCATCCGCTCCATCGCACCGGGGATTTTCATAGACAGGTAGTAGGCAAGTCCTGACACCAACGCATTGAGGAAACGGAACGGGATGTCCTGCGTGTACGTCCCGCCTGCACCAGCGTCTTGAATCCTGCGCAAGCGCCAGTACACCAGCGTGTACGTCTGAGAATTGTCAGGCGTGGGCCACACCGTGAACTGCGGCGCTGCTGCTTGGCGGTTGATGTAAACCTGAATCGGCCTTGCCTGCTGGAGCTTGTTTGGGATGGATGAATAGGTAGAAACTGAGATGCGCGTGATTGTCAGGTCAGTCTGCGTAGAGACGTTACCCGCGCCCGTGCGGATCACATGCTCAATCAGATCCACCGTATCGGCGGGCAGCGTGTAGGTGTTTGTGCCAGCGGTCAGGACTTGTTGGCCCTGCTCAATGGTCCACATGTTTATGCCGCGATTCGACCAATCTGCGAACAACAAATTTAACGACCGTCGTGCTGTCCTCAGGTCATAACCCGTGCGCAACTCAGCACCGCATCTTTCGAATGCTTCTTCGACGTACTCATTGAGGTCGAGATTAAACGTAGCGGTGCCGGAGGTTGCCATTATCGGTGCCTTGCGGTTTTTGCAGCAATCTTGGGAGGCTGTTTGACAAACTGTTTGCCTGCGGCTTTTCCTGCGCGTTTGGCTTTGGTTGTTGCAGCGTATTCTGAAGGTGTAAGAGACTCGATAGCTGCCTTGGGGAGGTAGCGTTCGCCGGTCTTGCTAGAAGGTTTGCCACTTTTGGTCGTCCACTTCTGCGAGGTCCAGTCCTTCAGACTTTGCTGCGGGGCCTTCATGTCAGTCCCTGTACGAGCCGCCCTTGGCCTTGTACTGCTTAGCTAGTAGCTGGGCCTTGCGGGCGCTCCACTGGCCTGCAGCGGTGCCTTGGGTGGCCTGCCCCTTGATAGACTCAAAAAGGCTCTTCCGCATCCCAGGCTTGGTGTAGTTGCCCGCTTCGTTCACCCGTCCGCCCTCGGCGTACACTTGTCCGCCTTCAGCGTACTCCGTAAAGTCCGTATTGTCACGGCGCTTCTTCACCTTGCCTTTGGGCATCTTGGAGGGGTTGATGGCACCCATGCCGCGTGAAGTTCTCAAACGAACCTCCCCTTGGTCTTGCCCTGCCGCTCACAGCCACCGCCACGAACTTTGCCGCCTTTTTTGTAATCATCACTCATGCGAGGTGTGCGAGTTTCAAAAAACTCGTCTTCCCTTGGTTGACGATAACGCATACGACCAGACAATTCTGGCGTGTATTCCGTTGGCTCTTTTGTGTCTTTTGCTGCTCGCGTTCCCGTTAAACGCTGGCCCGGAAATTTTGCAGTTTCTTTTGCTGCTTGCTGAGCAGATGTTTCTGCCGCTTCTTTCGCGGTCTGTTTTGCCGTGTTTTTTGCGGCATCTTTGGCAAGTTTAGAAGCTACTGCCCGAGCAATTACTGGTAATACCATCTCACACCACCTTGCACTTACGCAGGCCGCGCTGTTCGCAGCCGCTACCCTTGACAGAGCCGCCTTTGGCGTACTCTCGCGTAATACTTGAGCGGCCACGAGGCGAAAAACGCTTGTCTGGCAGGCTCCTGCTTGGTGCAGGACCAATCATTGTTTGTACTTCGGCAGGTGACATCGGCTTAGATACCTCGTCGCCTACAGTAGCAGTTTTAACACCCGTATTTTCTCCGGCATTAGGTGTGTTTGGAATGGAAGGCACAGCAGCACCTGATGCAATCGCCTTGTCGCGTTGCATTTGCGCCATAGCTTCGGCTTCTCCACCTGATGCAAATTTACGTTTATTCATGACGGTTCCTCAGCAGGCTTTGCCGCCCATTGCCATCTTGACCATCTTGCCCTTGGTCTTGCCTTTGGTGGCGCAGCCATCAATCGAGCCGCCTTTGGCAAAGCCCAGAGCCCCACGAATCCGCTCACCGACCGAGCGTGTGTCGGTGCCAGTGCTGCTAGACCTTGCGCTCTCCCGCATGGCCTTCATGCGGTCTGAGATAGACCGAGTGTCCGTCGAGGTAGAAGAACCCTTGCGCTCGGTGCCGCCCATGCGCTCAGTCGCTGAACGCTCATCGGTTCCGGTGCTCCCCATGCGGGCACGTTCACGTGCGGCCTTGGCGCGTTCGGAAACAGACTTGGACTCATCGTCCTTGGGGTACTTCTTGGCTGTGACTTCAACTCGCTGAGGCGAAGGAGATTCAGCACGCTGCCCCCGATTTGCACCACCCGGAGTTCCTGCGGGTGGCTTGGCCTTGGGCTTGGGCTTGGGCTTGGGCTTTTCGGGCATCAATTCCGCTGCTTCGGACATCCCCGTGGCAGCGGGGCGCTCGTCCTCGCCGTAGTTGACTTCACCGCCCTCGTCGTAACGAAAATTGCGCTTTTTCATTTCCGGCTCCTTAGCACTTACCACCGCCCATCATCTTGACCATCTTGGCGGGTTTTTTACCCTTGGACTCGATGCCGCCGCCCTTGTTGTAGGCCATGCCGCCGCCCATCATCTTCTTGGCGGGCTTCTTCTTGTCGTCCTTCTTCATCATGAAGGCGGGGAGGGGTTTCTTCATTTCGGACTCCTTATGTGCTTTGGGACCAACAAACTTCTTCGCTACGCTGGGTGAGACATCAGTCTTGCCTGCAAGTGAAGCATACATAAACCTGCGCTGTTTTTCCGATTCAACCGGCATTACTTTCTCCCGGTCCACGATTTGATCGTGTCGGTTTCCCAGATGCGAATCCCGGTCCACACAATCGTAAAGATTGCTGCAACAGCAGGTAAAAATTCCATGAGCGTGCCAACCACTGTGACCACTGATAGGGCGTCAACAGCATGTTTTGTGCTTTCAGAAACTTCGTGTTTCATGTTAACAGTTCCACGCCCTAAGTGATTTATTGATACGAGAGTTCGGATCTTTGGCCGTCTTCTCGCTGGTGAGCTTGTTCTTCATACCCTTCATGCGGGCACAGAATGAGTCACGGCGAGGGCCACCTTCAGGCTGCGGAGCTTTGAGCCCAGGCTTGCCGGGGTTAGCCTTGTTGTAGGAGGCTCGGCCTTTGGCGTTGAGGCCGCCAGCCTCGGCTTTGCCTTCTTTGCGGGTCCAAGCAGGCGACTTAGCCATCATCAGTCCTTCAGAGCCAGGAACTGGGGGAGGGTCAGGCAGTCATTGCTGCCCGAGGTTAGCGTGCGGCTCACATAGGTCCACACAGCTTGCGCAAGCGTATCGTAGTCTACTCCGCCAGATGCTGCAAGGTTCAACTTGTTGCCCATCGTACCGGTATCGTTAAAGTCTGCAGCAATCGTTTCCCATACCGCCGCCGCTAAATTTTGCGGGCTGAGTTCGGTGAACGGTGTGATGTCGCCGCTCAAATTTCCCGT